TCAATATTCATACCAATATACTTTCCTACCACACTACCTGCGATATAGAATAAGATAATGACAAAGTTACCTTTTAACAACCCATCAATAGAATAAAAGGTAGACGCCAACGACACCAAGTTTATCCAAATAGAATTGAACAGTAGTCGTGGGACGTTGTGCTGTAGTGTATATCGTATTTCCAATACTTTAAAAATATTGAATAATACTTGTGCCGTAAAAATGAGTAATAAAGTCATACTCGAAATATACTATTGTTCTTTGAGTTTGTCAACTCCTATCTTCTTTATCTTGGACCGCACAATCTTGGGGTTATTACGAATATCGCTTTCCCATAAGCATAGGAATTTATAACCCATTTTTTCAAATTGTTCCTTTCGCTTCATATCCCGTTCCCAGATTTCTTCTGCGGTTTTCTTTTTACCCCTATTAAAATACGAAGAAGTATATTGGTGGGGGTTACAGTGCCAAAAGTCACCATAACATTCCACAATATACTTCTTGTCTATAAGGAAATCAACCGTATAGCGGTCAATTGTTACTTGTTGTTCAAACGGGAGATTTAATGATTCTAATATTGTCGCAACCTTTGTTTCAATCGTGTTGAGGGTAGAAACCTTCTTACCATTCTTACGCCGTGACATAAACTCTCATGCGACATTCTCGGTTAAGGGTTTCCTATAAATATCACGTTCCCGTCGAACCAAACCCCCCAACTCCACGTTGATCTGCGGAAATTACCTCATCTACTTCGGTGACTTCAAAGTTGACAGTTGGAATCAACACCAATTGTGCAATCTTTTCACCTGGCGCAACGTGAATTAAACTATCCGTTCCATTGTGAAGGGCTATACAAATCTCACCAATATACCCATTATCAATAACCCCGGCCACAGTAAATAATCCTTTCTTCGTAGCCACAGAGGAGCGGTCCTTGACAAATCCACCATATCCTGCTGGAAACTGGATAGCGATTCCTGTCTTAACCACTTTTGTTTCGCCGGGAAAGATTGCAGCAGGTTCACTGGCATATAAATCATACCCCAAATCTCCAGCGTGTGCCTTTTGTGGTAATTGTGCATTTTCTGATAATCTTTTAACTCGCATATAAATCAAAACTCCCCATTGTATTTTCAATTCCTTCTATAACTTCCATAACCACTTTTTTCATATCATTTGGGTCACCGTATCCAGAAGTAACTTCGTGCAATTTTTCTCCCATATAATAATATCGGAAGGTTGGTACTCCATTAGTTTTCAAGTTATTATCTTCAATAAATTGTTTATATTCTGCTTGCCAATGGTGAAATGTATAAAATTTTACATTTTTAATATTATATTCTTCGAAGTGTTTTTCTAGAAGTATATAATGTGGCATGGTGGCCTTACACGGACCACACGTTGCACCATAATGCATAACCACGTGTAATGGACCTTCTTTGTTAATTTGCTCAAAGAATGTTTCTGGTGTCAACTCAACAATCATAATAACCTCACTTGATACGATTCAACTTTTGCTCAATCTTTGTCTTATCGTTCTTTCCGTATAGGAATTCCCGTGTGCGTCCATCCTTATAGAACATCAACATTGGAATCGCCTTGATACGATTCTTTTCTTTCAGTTCTGGTTGTTCATCTACATTCACCTTATAAAATGGAATAGTAGATTCATTTGCTAGTTCTTCCACCGTTGGTAACATTTCTATGCAGGTGGGGCACCAAGGAGCCCAGAAATCTACTACGAAGGGCTCCTTGGATGCCAACTTTTCTTCAAATTCTTGTAACGTGAGTTCCTGCATTATTGCACCTCGCACCCACCGCCACCACAAGCAACTTCACCTGCGAGGTCGGTATTATCTTCGGCTTCAACCACCTTGGTCAAATCAATCTTATGTAAGTGACCAACCATTTCCTTGTATTGTTCTTCGGTGATATCTTCGAACGGAGCTTGCATGTAACTGTGGTCACTGAATGGAAGAACACTTAATGCGGTGAAGTTCTCACGGTTGTCCCACATCCATTCTCCAACACCAACCCATTCATCTGGCTTGATAGTGACAGTCACAGATACGTTATTCTTGTTCTCACCCTTACGATGTCCTGCCTTTACCCATTCCTTCCATACCTTACTGGTACGTCCAAGAAGGTCAAGTGCAGATTCTTGACGAGTGATTGCACCCTTTGGTGCCTTTTGTGGAACAGAGATAACAGCTTGTTGCTTTGGCTTGAAGAACTCATCTTCCACAATCTCTGGATGATTGTCTGCAAGATATTGATAGATACCTTCGTTCTTCCCTACACGGATACGACGAATGTAGAAATCATTATGCCAAGCGTGAATGCCAGAGGAAGTTCCTAATACTAGAGATGAGGTTCCTTCGGGCTTGACAGTGGTGGTTCTCGCAGCCTTGTTTGTCCCAATCATTTCCGCCACACGTGCATTCTCTTCCTTCACCACGTTCGCTGCTTCTTTCATATCTAAATTCAGGACGGTGCCCGAAGCGATACCCGTCATCGACACTCCGATAAGTGCTTCCTTTTCTGTTGTTCTCTTCCATATATCTCTCAAATAGTGAAAATTAGTATAACTTGCTTGTAGTGTTCCAATGAATGCTGCTGCCTTCGCACGTGCGTTGAAATCATCTTGGTCCTTCACATCACCGGCATTAATTGTAGTGAGGTTACAGAACTGGAACGGACGGAGTGAGATTTCTGCACAAGGATTCAATCCCCAATTTGCATCATTCGTGAAGAAGAATCCAGGTTCACCAGAACCAGACATTTCAATCTTCTTCCAAAGGTCTAAGAATACTTCCTTTTCAATCTTGTGACGAACGATAACTGCGGAGTTGTTTGAACGACCACGTTGTGGGTTCGTTTCCCACCAGTTACCGAACTTACAGGTCAACATATCATCATCGTCCAAATCGAACAATGAAATCATTGCGGAACGACGAATACCACCAGACAGAACTGCATCGGCGATGAAGCAGAGGATATCGTGTACTTCAAGTGTGGTAAGTTGTTGACCATTTTGCTTACGGTCAAAAATCTTTTGGATATTGTGAAGTGCATCCTTCAAAGGTTCTGGACCAGGTGCCTTTCCACCAGAGGTGAGCAATAATGCACCCTTTGGACGAACATCTGAGAAATCATAAACTGGTAATGCCTTACCCTTCATGTATGCTTCTACGAGCATCTTGACCGCATCTGCCCAACCTTCAATACTGTCACCGACGAGATAACGGCGTGATTTAACTGGCTTGTTGATTGGTGGAAGTTGTTCAATATGATTCTTCTGTACGGAATACCCTACACCCGTTCCAGAAAGAAGAAGGAACATTACTTCACTGAATGCATCTGTGTGATTGATTGGAAGGAAGCAGCAATTGTACAAACGTGCATTATTGATTTGAATTGGCTTCCCTGCGAATTGTAATGAACGCATGGATGGAAGTATCTTCTTATCATACACAAATTCGTATGCTGCTTCAATTTCTTTTTCTAGCTTTGGAAACTTTTCCAAATGCATTGCTTTATTTCTATCAACGAGTTCCTTCCACGTTTCACGGCGTTGCTTCTTTGGAAGATACTTCGCATATTTCATAAACGTTGTAATTTCTGACAATATCTTTGACTCTAATTGCATACTTCTTGCTCCAAAATCGTTAGGGGTTTGGGGTTAAATAAATACTACTGTGTTACGTGAAAAATTCGGTGATTACCCAACGATATTTTTTAATCCAAATCCATCTCTAATAGTTTCTTTGCGAGGTTTTGTTTCGTAACCGTTTCACCATTTTCCATCTGCTTCTTCAACATAATCCCCTTTGCGGAGGATTCGTCGTAAATCTCTATCTTTCCTACACTTGCGTCAATAATCATCGGGAAAGTCTGACCATCGGACCCGAATCGGTTCTTAATGATATGAGCGCGACCTGTCTTATGAACCTTGTCCTCTAGTTTCCGAGAGATTGAGAGTACCAAGTCGGCTGTCATAATCTTGGAATACGATTCTGCAATCTTGTCCGCCTGAATGACTTCATCCTGCAACGCACTTCTCTGAGTCTGTGAAGCCGTCCAAATAGGAACCTGCAATTCACCAGCTAATCCACGGAGTTCTTCATAGACTGCGCCCAACTCTTGATATCGTGCATCGGTTCTGGCATTTGCACTCATCAAGTCAGCATAGTCCACAATGATAAGGTCTGGCTTGAATCCCAACGATGCCATCTGCTGCACGTGAGCCTGAATCGTATGGGACGTAATAGTACGAGCGGGATAATACTTAATGATAATTTCACCCTTAATTGTTTCCACCAAGTCCTTAATCAATTCAGGATTCTCTGGAATCTTTCCAGGCTCAATACCGGTATAAATCGTATCGTACCGAAGTCCCACATAGTTTTCATTCAATTCCAAGGTATAATGAACAACCTTCTTACCTTGCCTTAATGCATTTGCACCAATCGTTGCAAGTGCCCAACTCTTACCCACACCAGACGGAGCGATAACGACTCCAAGTTCACCACCAGCCAATCCACCACCGATGAGAGAATCCAGAGCATCCCATCCAGTCGGAATCGTATCACGAGCGTCCTTCAACAACCGCTTCTCGAAATCCTTCTTCCAATCGTGACCAACCGTCTTGGGTTGACCACTCCGAAGAGCGTTATCCACAAGAACCTTGATTTCACCATACTGGCCAATCTGAAGAAGGTCAACCGACTTAATAATGGCGGACTTCAACGTTTGATTCTTAGCGAAATCCAAGAAACTATCTTGAACATAATCCAAATCGTTATCGTTCATCTTCTGGAAGATACTACGAAGCGATTCCACGATACCAGTGCGTAACGTATCGTCCTTGACATCCTTGTTCATCTCCACCTTGAATACTTCCAACGTGGGTAATGTCTTATACTCGTCAAAATATTCTAACGTAGTCGCAACAATCCATTGGTTTGCATCCAACTCAAAGAAGTTTGGATTGATAACGTCATAAGATTGTGCAAGGAAATCTGGAGAGTTCAACATAGCTGCCACAGCTTTCGCTTGGAAACTAGGTCCGAACTTTGCCAACGTATCTACATTCTTGTCGTAATTCTTATGGTCTACCATGATATCTCGCTAAAGGTGTAAAAGTAAATGTTATCCATTCATCATAATTCTGAATACTACTAATAATATTAGTACGAAACATCAGTCTTGTCAAGTCCGACTTCCGAAGTGGAGGGCATCCTTCTTCGTATTTATGTAATATTTTCATCTTTGCATCAATATTAATATCCACATCGTGCAAATTCATTAATTGCAAATTTCTATTTACTATACTGGTATTATCTAAAATATTTTCTACCAGCTTTGGCTTCTTTTTAATATCAGCATATTTCTGTTCAATTAAATCCAAATTGACCTCAATATTTGGGTCAGCCAATTCTGGAATATACTTTAATACAGTTTTCTCACCAGCACCCTTGATTCCATCAATATTGTCACTCTTGTCACCAAGTAATGAACGATAGAATACAAAGTTGGATGGGTGAACACCATATGTTTCCATTACAATGTCTACGTCAAATGTTTTCTTCTTGACTGGATTGTATAGCTTAACGCTATCGCTTACCATCTGTAAGAAGTCTTTATC